TCCCAGGCAAAGTCCAGAACCTCTGTGCTGTCCTCCCTGTGCCATAGGCCTGTACGGGTGTCGAACACGAAAAGGTGCCATGCGCCCGTTTCCCACTCCTTCATGGAAACATAATACTTTCCGCCGTCGGAGCCCCCTGCCGCATTTTGATAGACCGCTTCCCCGAAGGCGTGGGAAATATCCTCCGGCATGCCGCCGGAGCAGGCCGCGATACCGGAGCGGGAAAGATAAAACAGCCTCTCTCCCGCCACGGCCAGGCTTTTTTCCGCCCCGGCCTTTACGCCCAGCCTGGCGCTGCCCATCACCTGAAAATTGCTGGGCTTGCTGCCGTACACCTTGTAAATGTGATCCTCCTTGAAAAACATGGGGTATCCCATAAAGGAGCAGGCCGCCGTAAAATTTCCCGCGCTGCCTACCTCAACGGCAAAGCTGTCAGTGGCAAGGCCGTCAAAATTGTTCCAGATAAAGGGATTCCCCAAATAGGAGGCATAGATGGTATCTCCCTTGCAGCCCCACACCCGGTTTTCGTTCTCGCACAGAAAATCCAGGTCCGGCACCTCCCGCTTGAGGGTCACCTGCCCCGTCCAGGATTTTTGAGCAAAGGTATTTTCATAAAACCGCAGCTCTTTTTTGCTTTCTGAAAGCTCCCGAATAATGGGGGTCTTATCATTTTCCGAAAGGGTACAGCCCGTAATCTTCACCGCTTCGTTGACCGCAAAGGGAAAGGGCTCTCCCGTTGTTTTAATGGTATTGGCCGCCGCGGGTTTTCCGCCATAGGTGCCGCTTGTGATGGTCACCGTTCCCGTCCATTCCGCCTCCAAAGCGCCGAATTCCCCGGTATCCGTGCGGTAATAGGCCTTGTCGGGGAAGATCAGCAGATATTTCCCCAGAGAGACAAATTCCTTTTTTCCGGCCTCCACCGTGCCTTTTTGTTCTCCGTCCGCGAAAAAGCCGGTGCCGTCCACCCAGAAAAGACCGTCGTGGGCATAGAGCCCATGGGGCTCCTCCAGGCAGCGCAGCAGCCGCCGCTTTTTTCGGGTGCTGAGCAGGGGAAACTTGTCCCCCGTCATGTTTTTCATATCCCACAGGGCGCCGTCCCCGGCCCCGAGGTTGTGGTCATAGCCCTTCACCTTCACCTGGGTGGTTTTTTTGATTCCGTCCTTGTAGCGCATTTCAGGAAGTCCGCTCATTTTACCGATTGCCGCACAGACAGTTTTCCGCTTTCCATGCGACCCCTCCTTTCTCCGTATGTTCTGTTCTGCTAAGAAATCAACCTGTGGGCCTTCAGTCTGGCGTCAATCAAATCGGAAAGCGCGGGTAAGGTGGCAAGCTGCTGACCGTTAAAGGAAATGACCCCGTTTCCGATCTCAAGCCTGCTGCTTCCAGCGCCCGCACTGATTTTGACAGTCTTTTTCCCGTTGATGCTGATGTTTCCGGCTGTTGCTTTGATGTACACATTCTCTTTCCCCTCATAGCTGGTATTCCCCGCTGATTCCAGCTTCAGGGAATAAGGGCGGCCGGCATAGTCCGTTCCGGTGCCCACAAACATTCGCACGGTGGATTCGTCCACGCCGCTGCCGTTGTTATCCATATTGACACGGCCGATGATGTTATCGCCCGTCTCATCTAAAAAATAAAGGGACATTCCGGAAAGCGCCGATATTCCCACATCGTCCTCGGTTTTTGTACAGATTTGAAGTCCCTCCACCGTTTGCCGGATACTGGAGAGATCTCCCCGCAGGTTCTGCACCGTTGCCGTAATGCCTTCGGCGGTGATCTCCAGCTTCGCCATGCCCTTTTCCGTTTCCTCCACCCGCACCGTCAGGGGCCCGGTAAAAAGCTTCTCCAGCCCTTTTAACTCCGTATCGTTGAAATTGTCCTGCCCCAGGTTGTTCAGCGTGTACCGCAGCTGCTCCAGCAGCTGGTACACATACCCGGCCAGGGCGGATATTTTTTCCTCCGGGCTTCCCTGATTCAGCTCGGGGAACCCCGTGTCTACTGCCAAAATATTTCCCGGCATTTTCAAAAGCCTCCTTTCAAAAAGCTCCCGGCTTTTCTATAGCCGGGAGTTGGATTTTTATGCAGTTTTTTCTTTCAGCTTCTCGTGCAGATTCATAGCCACCTGGGCCACCTCCTGGCGGGTGATCTCCGCCTGGGGCCGGAAGGTGCCTTCCTTGTCCCCGCTCATCAGGCCGTTTTCCATGCAGTAGGCCACCGCGGGCTGGGCCCACTTACTGGTCTGCTTTGCCGCCTGCTCCTTTTCGTATCTCTCCTGATATTCCTTCCACTGCTCGTAGGTCACTTTCTCTTCCTCCATTTCCTGTTGTATCATGTTCAAAAACCGCTGCCAGCCCAGGTCTAATGTTCTGTGGGGGCAGTATTTCCCGTCATAGTCCTGGTGCTTTGTTACCTTGTCGATGCCCCAGCCGTATTGTTTCAGCAGCTGGGCGATCAGCTCCGCCGCGTTTCGCTCCGCCTTCTCAAACCGCTCCCCGCCAGACTTCGACCAGCAGATCTCAATATGGATCCCCTCCATGTTTCCCTCGCCGTGACCGTCCCCGCTGGCCCACGCGTTCCGCTCCAGCGGCAGGCCCTGCACGGCCCCTTTTTCGTCCACGGCATAGTGATAACTCACCTCGTTATCATTGTTCACCATGTAGGTGATCTCACTCAGCGCCGGGGCGTCGTTGGCCGTGTTATGTACCACGATCCGGCTGGGCGTTCGGGTATAGGGGCATTTGAGATCATACCGCCATTTAGGGCAAAGCTCTTTTTGAATAGTTATCATACCTACTCCTCCTCTCCGTTTCCATCATTGCCCTGCTTTTTCAGGGCTTCCAGCATGTTTTCCAAAAATGCCGGATAGGGCACGCCCATCAGTCCGATATTTTCCAGAATGGAAAGCCCTTCGTTCGCCACAAAGAACATACACACTGCCGGCCGTACAAAGTTGTGCCCGGTGTAAGCGTCCAGCAGCGCCGCCAGAAATACCAGCAGCAGGATCGCGCATTTTCGCACCAATCCCTTAAATCCCGCCCGGCTTTCCAATGCCCCTGTCTGCGTTTTCCCGGAATTGTGAAATACCCCGGCAACGACTAAACCGGTGATATAGTCCGCCGCCATGCAGCACAGTAATATCTGCAAGGTGATATCCCACCCTCCCAGCAGATTGGAAAGGGCGCTTCCAATCATTGCCAAAACGCCCAAAACCATATTTTTCATTCGTATTGCCGCTTCCATTTTGCACCTCCAATTTTTTATTCTGCCAGCTCGCCACAATCAAGAGAGACCAGAAGATCCTTTACCTCCGCTTTCAGCCTGTCCGGCACCTGCGCAAAGGTCTTTTTACCTTTTACGATCAAAGTAGCGTATACCACCGCCATTTCCAGCACCTCCTTCCTTAGCAAGAATCCCAAAAGCAGAAATCGCAGGCTATTCATTGCCTATAGTCCCCTGCCTGTTCAGTTCCACTTGTACCGCCTCTTGCAGAGACTTCGGCACATCGCCCAGCGTTTTCTTTCCCTTGCGGATCAGTTCCGCATACACTCTGGCAATCATATTTGATTCCTCCTTTTTTTGACGGAATGTTTTGCGCTTTTGCTCCGCAAAATCCCGGTTTTTCAAACCGGGAAGCAAAACTTCCAGAAGGCTGAAAAATTCTATTTTTCAGCCTTTTTCCATTGCCTCATACATATCGCACAAGGCCATTTGCAGATCCGTGACCTGCTGTTCCAGCGCTGCGGCCCGCTCTTCCGGGGTGGGTTTACTCAGCTCCGCTTCATAGGCGGCTTGTCCCATCTCAAAAATTCTGACAGCTTCGGCATAAGGATTTTTCACATCAGCTACTTCGATCCCATCCAACCATTCGTAATCAGCAGTATTTAGCTTTAAAATCTCACCGTGAAATCGCTCTGCGATATTGTGTGCCCAAGGTTCAGTATTGCAATACTGAACCTTATCCTCTATTGTGCTGACAATATTTCCGTCTTCAGCAACATGAAGGAGTTTTTCCTGATAAGAAACAGAATACCGGTCAATATGTATCGTTCTCCCGTTTAAAGAAAAAGGATATTCCATTTTTGCCTCCTACTCGGTTTTGTTCCCAATGATAGTGTTTGTACTCCCTCCACGATTGTTTATGCTCCCCCCAAAGGCGGCGTTGTAGGCCACCATGTTTTGCTTTCCCGCAGAAGTGATATCAATCGCATAAGTATTCAGGTATTTGGTTTTTGGGTGTACGACATTTCCCAAGATCACGCACCTGGTTCCTGAAATTTCAACTGGGCAGTCGGTTTCTTTACTTGCTTGGATATAATTACCCGTAACGATTTGATCTTCCCCGCCTACACGGAGACTGGAAGACATAAAAACATTCCCGCTGATCACAGAATCAAGCTCACGGGTAGTGGAGCTGCCACTGTAATCGAATATATTGTTGCTAATTGTATTTACATACCCATTATAAAGATCAAACCCAGCATCGCAGCTCACAAACACATTATTGCAAATCACGTTCCAGCCAAATGCCCCCTCTAACGCCTTGTGAAATTCTCGAAATTGGATGTTCTGAAATACGGAATCCAATATGAGATGGCCAGTTATACCAACACCGGCCGGATATTGGGAGCGTTTCGATACTAACATGAGATCACAAATTTTAGAATTGCTCGAACCTGAAGTAACACGTATAAGAGGTCCGTCAAATTTCAGATTCAACTGAGAAGAGCAGCCATTTCCTCGCATTGTCACTTGCTTGGGGGAGGAAAGCTGGATCGTACTTGTAATATTGTAAGCACCTGAAAGGATCAGGATTTCTCCCCCTGTTCCGGGAAGTGTCTGGATCGCGGCATTGATTTCCTCCTGATCGTCTACCCCATCACAGAGATAATCACAGTCTGTTTCTGTCCAGCCAGCCGTGCTGGTGCCAATAACAAAAGTACAGAATTGTTTTGACACATCGGACAGTTGTTCTGCCGGAACTTTTCCCTCTATCAGATCCGCCTTCCCGCTTTGCAGAGCCGCTACCTCTGTCATTACACTGCTTACATCGGTATTTTCAAGCTCACTTATCAGTTGAACCGCCCGATCTCCTTGCGCCTTGGCATATTCTCCTTGGGTCTGAGCGGCAGAGGCCGTCTCCTGAGCCATTTCCGCTGCGGTATTCGCCACTTCCTTTGATTCTTGCGCGGACTGCGCGGCCGCATTAGCCTGCTCTGCCGCAGCATCTGCCGCTTCCCTTGATTCTTGTGCAGATTGCGTAGCCGCATTGGCTCGTTCAGCTTCCCTATTGGCTCGCTCTGCCGCGATATTTGCCGTTCTTTCTGCCGCTTCTGCTTTCCCCTTGGCTTCTACTGCCTCGCCTGCAGCCAACTCCGCATTCTGAGCCGCTGTGTTTGCCAATGCTGCCACGGTCTGCACCGCCTGTGCCTTTTCCTCCGCCAGCTTCGCCGCATCCTCAGCGGCCTTTCCCTGCGTTTCCAAAAGCTCCCGCAGGGCGGTAAATTCCTCTAAGGTGTGCCATTCCTCTGAGGTGTCGTGCTTCCACTGCAATTCCCCGTTTTCATAGCGCATTTCCACATTTGCGCCATGCAGGGAATCCAGCCATTCTTCTTCTGTTCCGGGATAGCCCCGCTTTACAGCCAACCCGTAAGCCGAAAGATAATATCCCTTCCAGCCGGGAGTTCCGTTTACCATACGCCGTTTTCCCCTTCCACATTGGTGTCCGCCGGGCGGTAAGCCCCCGCGAACCACCGCATAAATTCTGAAAATTCCGTGTTGAACATCTGCATGCTGTTCTGGTATTTGTTATATTCACCGTTGGCAAAGTCGATCATGGCGTAAAGATAGGAGAGATACAGCTTATCGTGGGGCTTTTCCACCAACAGCTCCGTGTTTTTATCCGCCGGAAGAGCGTACCGCACGATCTCCACCGGCGCAAATAGAAACACCTGGGTCTGCACCATTCCCTCGCAGTCGTTCAGCCACTGTAATTTCTGCTCCTCGGTGTAAGCGTTGGGCTTTACCCTGTCTGTAAATTCCATCACTTCTTTTATTTTCACAGATTTCCCCCTTTCCCATGATGGGCGGCTGGGCCGCCGGTTTTGCTCCGGCGGCCCAGCCGCTTTTCTCATGAAAAATTGTGATTCGGTTCGGCGTTACGCCATGAATGCCATTATGCCCCCAGCAGCTTATCGCCGCCGGTCACTCCGCCGCAGGCCGCGAACCGCCAGTCGTTAAACCCGGCGATAAAGCGGGCGTAGCCCTGCCACACGTTGGCGTCGTTGCCCTCGTCGATCCGGCTTCTCACCTCAAGCTTTGTGCGGTCCAGCCAAATGGCCCCGCCGTAGTCCTCGTTATAGCGGCTGTCAAGCAGCACCCAGGGGGAAGCACCCGCGGTGAGGTACTGGTTCAAATAAGGCCATACGATCACGTTCCACCGCCCGTACTGGTAGTTGAAGCCGTTGTTGGCGGTATCGGGATCCTTGTCCGCTCCGATGGCCGCAAACACCGCCTTTTTCAGGGCGTACTGGTTGGGAATCAGAATGGTGTCCGGAGCCACGTCCAGCACCTCGTTGTTGTCTCCCCGGAAATTCTGCATGGCGGTCTCCACCGCGGCCAGCGCGTCGTTGCTGAAGGCGTCGGAAAACAGGTTACCCTGAAGCTTTCCGGAAACCTTTGCCGGGTGGCTCTTATCGAACAGCTTCTTGCCGTCTGCCGCCGTGGTGGAAAAGGATTTCCCCTGGAAATTCACTTCCGTCTTTCCCGCCATGGCGCCGCCCAGCAGCGCAGCGCCGAACTTTTCCCTGGTGCGGTGATACGAGGTGATAAACGCTGAGGGCTGCTTCTTCAGGTCGGTGACCTTCGCGTCCTCCACGATCTCCCGAGACAGGGAAAAGCTGTTTTTCCAGGTCATATTCTCCAGGAACTTGTCGTATCCCTCCTGCATGCCGTCCACGGGATATTCCCCGTTTTCGCCTACAGGCTGGAAGCCCTCCATGGCCGTCATGGTGGTGAGCTTCTCTCCGAAATGCTTGGAAACCTCCATGCTGAACAGCTTTTTCAGCATGCTCTCCTGCTCAAAGGCCTCGCCCCGCTTCTCCAGAAAAAGCCGGATCGGCGCCTGAGATTTTCCGAAAATAGAATCCTGAAGGCCAGCGCCCTCAGTGAATGTAATATTTGCCATTAAAATTCCTCCCAAATTTTATATCGTTGCCTTTCATGGTCGGGCAGCGGAAAAGAACAGCTGTACTCCTTTCTCTGCTTCCTCCGCGTTTTCATTACTGGGCGGTCGAAGCAGCCGCTTCTGTCTTCCCCAGACGGAAGCGAGTTCTTTCGCTGTCGGTATACACGATTTCCGCCGGGCCGCCCGCCGCGGCGCTCAGCCCGCAGCCATCGATTTTCAGCTGTACCTTGTCTCCCACAGCCGCGGTAAAGCCTGCGGGGGTCTCCGTCTCAAAAATGATATCCGCCGCCGCCCGGATCACCGGGATCAGCTCGCCCGCCGTACAGGCTTTGCTTCTTTCCGTCATGCTCAGGTAAAGAGGCGTGTCGGCCCCCGCCGCCACCGCCAGCTTACCGGCTGTCAGCTTCAGTGCCATTCCCGTTTTCGGCGTGATGGCCCCGCTGGGCAGATATTCCAGCCCGGGCACCCTGCCGCTGTCTGTTTGATAGATCAAAATTGCCATGCTTCTTCTCCTTTTCATCGTGATTTTCTGACTTCTTTAACGTTTCACATAGTCGTTATAGTGGGCCTGGATCTCAGCACCGGTCACATTGGGCAGCAGCATACGGTATTCCTCCGCGATATCCGCCGGTACCCGCATAGCGCCGCTGCCCCGGGATTCGCTCTGCCGCATATGATCCTTTCCGCTGATTTGATTTAAGGCCGCCTGCCGGGTAGCGTCTGCCGCCCGGCGGGAAAGGGCGTCAAAATTGACCAGTTTATAGGCCTCCGGCAGGGACAAGCCCTTTTCCACCAGACGGCAGATCTGCGGATATTCCGGCCGCCGGGACAGATCCTCCAGCCCCTTCACCGTGGGATCCAGCGTTTTTACCGTGTTCAGATCCATCTCCAGCCTGGCCTTGACCCCCTCCGCCACCGCTCTCTGGGTATCACTTTGGGAGAACCTTCCCTTCGGAGACTCCTCCGAAAAGCTCTGATACGGCTGGCCCCTCTGTCCCTGATAACCGGCAGGCACATTTTGACCGCCGGCATCTCCGCCGGGATAAGGGGTCTGCAGCCCGGCGGAAGCGATCCTTTCCTTCAGCTCTTTTTCCATTTTTCGCCGGGCTTCCTGCTGAGCCCTTCGCCGGATCGCCGCATATCGGGCGTTTTCTTCCGGGCTCTGCCCGTCGTTTTCCTTCTTTTTCTCCGTGGCCTGCTCCTTTGCGGGTGCGGCGAGCTCCCGTTCTTTTTCGCCTTCCGCGCCTTCCCGGGGTTCGGGCGCCGCGACCTCCCCGTTTTCGCCTGCCGCTCCGGTGCTTTCCGGTGCTTCTACCCCAAGCGCTTCATAATAATCAAGCTCCATAACTCATTTTCCTCCTGATGCTTGCAATGCGAAGACATTGCAAGTGTTTTTGCTTGCAATGCGAAGACATTGCAAGCATTTTGATTTTTTCGCTTTTCCAAGATTCATAAGGAATCTGCGCGCGGCTCTTTTGCAGGGCCGCCTGTGCCTCAAAAGCCTGTCCGCTTACTTTCCGCCCTTTGCCTTTTCCACGCTGTCACGCAGATCTTCCCCGCGCTTTACCGTGCCGCGGGACTTTTTGCTCTGCGCAAAGGGCGCCTGTACATACTGGGAACCGGTGTTCTTCACCTTTCCCGCATATCCCTTCTCTGCCATTTCTTTTCCTCCTTTCCTCTGTGATTTTTCTCGCACAATGACTGCAACGCGAAGCCAGCTTTGCCGGAAAAGCAAAGCTTGCAATCATTTTTGATGGAATCTTCCTATGCTTTGGGCGGGCCCCAGCGCCGCCGCAGCAGCGCCCTTTCCTCCGGGCTCGCCCGATCGTAATCCTCCCACATATCCCGCGTCCACTCTGTCCGCTTTTGCTTCGAGCCGCCGCTTTGCTGCTCCCTGCTGTAATAGGCAATGGCCAGCGCCATCACGCAGTCGTCGTGGGCCCCGCTCTGTGCCTCAGGCCTTCCCTTTTCGTTTCTCACAAAGGTGAGCATTTCGCCCAGCGTCTCTTTGTCGTTTACCCATTCCGGGTGTTCCCGCACGATCTCCACCAGCCCCGCCAGGATCACCGGCCTTGTGATCGAGGTGGTCTTAAAGCCGTAGCTCTGCCGAATCCTGTGGGTAAAGCTGTCCTCCGTCTGCCGGACAAACATGTTCTTGTACCGCAGGCGCTCCAGAGCCCTGATGGGGTAGCTGGAAAAATTCGCCTCGATGGAAAGCAGCGCCGTATGGTACCATTTTCCCAAGCAGTACATCTGCCTGGCGTAAAGATCCTCGTCCATTTTTCCCCGCAGGGTGCAGACCTGCTCTCCAGTCACGCAATCGATCACCTGGCCCACAAAGAAATCGGAGCCTTCCCCCGCCGTGTCTCCGCCGACCACGTAGATCCCTCCCTGCTCCGGCTCCCGGTATACGGAAATTGCCCCCGTATCGGAATCCGCAAAACGAATGGAGCTGTCGTCGATCAGCACCTCATCGGCCTCCTGGCTGTACCGGGTCTCAAATAGAAACTCGCCCTGCCGCAGGGGCTTCCCCACATCGGCCAGCCGCTGCGCCACCTTTTGAGCGTGGAATACCGTTTTTCCCAGTACGCCCCACTCTCCCAGGCAGTAGACCGCGTAAAAATAAGGGTCCGTTTCCCGGTACCCTTCCAGCGTCAGCTTGTAATCCTCGTCAATAAATCTGTTGTCCCGATAGGTGGTTTTCAGTACCGCTGCCCGGGGCTCCTCCCGGTCGAAAAATCTCTTTTTCAGCCAGTGCAATGAGGAGATGGGGTTAAAGGTCAGGGTGATCTGCTTTTTTGTGCCGCCGCCCCGCAGCCGCACGTCCAGCTGGTCAAAGGCGGATTCCTCGATCTCCGAGGCCTCTTCCACCCAGATATCCGTCAGCTCACCCTTGGGAAAGGTAGTGGACTTCAGCTTTTCCACGTTATCCAGCCCCTTGAAGATGACGCTGTTTCCGTTTTTGCACTGGATCCGCAGGGCGGAATCCTGGCAATGGAACAGGCCTTCCAGCCCCCAAAGGGAAATGACCTGTCGAAACAGCGCATAGGTGCTGTCCCGGTGGGTCGCCCACACCGCTCTCACCACCAGCAAATTGCACATGGGCTGTTTCAGCAGCCGCCAAAGATACCGCTGTACCGCAAAAACCGATTTTCCGGACCCCGCCCCGCCGTACAATACCAGATACCGGTGGCGGTCGTCCTCCAGCAGCGGCAGAAAGCAGGGGTTAAATACCTCCTTGGAAATACTTACCTCCATGGCGCCTTTCCGGCAGGACCTTCCGAAGCGGCATGTGATCTGGCTGTCAGCCTCCGGGCTCTGTCAGCGTTACCCGGATCTCCTCCTGGACGGGACTTCCCTTCTCCTTTTCTCCATAGCCAAAGCAGCTTTGCAGCACAAGCCTGGCCCCGGCGGAGGTTTCCTTGTCGTATACCGCCTGCAAATTCGCCTCTTCGATCCTGCTTTTGGCCTGCGTCACAAGGGAAAGAAAGCCCTCCTCCTCTTCGCCGCCTCCTTCCAGATAACCGGAAAGGGCCTGCCTGCCGGAAAACCCCAGCGCGAGGGAAAGCCCCACTAAGGAAGGAAAATCATCCTTTTCCCCGCAGCTTCTGAAATAGCCGTCTATCGCTTCCCGCAGCGCCCGTTGAGAGCGCCATCTCCTTTTCTCTGTCGGTCCTGCCATGCCTTCACCCCCTTTTCAAACGCTTTTCTCCGCCGTTTGACAAAGCAAAGCTTTTTGCTGTCCCGGCAAAAGCGTGTTTTCAGAGACGGCCAGCCGCCCGTTTCCCCGGCGGCCTACTGTCTCTATTCTCAGTATAAAAAAACATTTCGGACAATTGGGACAAAACGGACAACTATCTGCTCCAGAGCTGTCCATGCAAAAAAAGCCCGCTGCAGAAGAAAAAACTGCGGCGGGCCCTGCTAGATTTTAGATTCTAGATACTAGACGGTGGCGGCGCAAATAACCGAGCGTTGCCCGGTTATCCGGCAGCAATAGAAAAAAAGGTAGAGCAATAAATTATAGTTTATCACACAGTTCCCAACTGTCATTCTGAGGAACGAAGTGACGAAGAATCTCGTCCTTAATTCCGGAAAAAGGGCAAAGGGCAGATTCTTCACCGAGAAAGCAAGGTTTCCTTGCTTTTTGTTCAGTAATGACAAAAGGAAAGAAAGCGGCTTGCTGCTAAATTCCAGTTTACCGCTCTGGTAATGGTCGGGTCAGAAACCGGTTTCCCGTACTAAACAGCTTCACGGGTGCCCAAATTCCAATTAAACCAGCTTTGCCCTTGGCCCTTCATCGCTCTCATTCCAAACTGCTCATTTTCTATTGCCTTGGTTTCACACCGCGGCTGTATTTTGCAGCAGCCCCAAACTATCCTCGTTCCATGGGGCTTGGCCGTTCCTCATACCCTTTTCCTGACCACCGGCACATACGCGTAACCGGTATCATGCAGGGAGGTGTCAAACACCTCCAGCTCCTGGGCCCCGTTTTCGGCCATTTCAAAGCCGTGGGCCGGCATAAAGTACTCTCTGAAATAGGCAAAAAGCTCCCAGGTTTCACAGCGCTCCTTGGAAAGCAGCTGCGCGGCGGGCCGATCCGTATAGGCTCTTAAAAACAGGGAAGCCGGCATTTGATAAACGTCCACTCCCCCCGGCTGCTGTACCGACGTGACCTCCCGCATGAACCCAAACCCGCGAGTTTTTTTCGCCAGCCAGAAATTGACGCTTAGCTGAATATCCCGCACCGGAAGCACACTGCCCGCAAGCCGCCCGTATACGGCCTGCTTCTCTTCCTCCGAAAACGCCTCGATGGCGGAATCAAATTCCTGGATCGATCCAAAATCCTTTGCGTACAGCAGCTTCCCTGCTAAAATCGTCTCCGGCTTTTCCACCAGCTCAAAAACGGCCCCGCCTGCCTGAAAGGTTTCCAGCACCTTCTCCGGCTGCTCCCGCTCCACATCCAGCAGGCAGTCCACCGAAACCCCCAGAACCTTTCCCAGCAGCTTCAAATGGTACACGTCCGGCAGGCACGCCCCGCTTTCCCATTTGGAGATCGCCTGCTCCGAAACCCCCATCTGCAGCGCCGCCTCTCTTTGAGACAGCCCCTTTACCCGCCGAAGCTCCTTGATCCTTACCCCAAAATCAGCCTGACAAAACATTTTTTATTCCTCCGTTCCTGTTTTCCTGCATTGTAGCATACGAAATCTCCCCCTACAACGCTATCCTTTTCCGGGGGAAAATCAAAAATGCACAACCACAGGTTGATAGGTAAAGCATTCCAAATGCGACTGTACGGCCAAAACAATAAAAAAACCAGCAGGGCGAATGCCTGTGGTTCCAATGTAGAATATGTATTTTTATTGGGTTCTTCGCTATTCTCTATACTTTGTAATCCATACAATATGGTATTTTATGTCGTATGTGAAATGTGACGATTTTTGGTAATTTTCCATCTTTTTCACCTCAAGTTTAGTATCTTCTTTTCCTCTACTAAACTTAAAGCTTCTTCGATTGACCTAAAGGGTTCGCCTTAAGGCGAGGGTTTTTACCCCATGATACAGACAATAAGTACATATACATACTGTAAGTTCCCGCGGGATATTGGAAAATATTCCAGGAAAGGAAAGCAGGAAAAGGTGTGGGCGTATATCAGCGCTTTTCCGCCATCTACCGCGCAGAAGGGCGCGCTGCGCCTGAGTATGTATAAAGAAAGCTCTTTGAAAAAAGCACCGTGGCATTGATAGAAGAAACCGGGGAGAATTGATCTCCCCGGTTTCTTCATTTTTTAATGACCATACCCAGCAATACTCGTCCCGGAATAACAAAGACAATGTTCGGATAGGTCTGATATGGCTGGGCTGGCGGGATTCGAACCCACGGGTGACGGAGTCAAAGTCCGTTGCCTTACCGCTTGGCGACAGCCCAATATAGGAGATACGGAGCCTAATCGCTAAAATTAAACTCCGCATCTTTTAGGTGGGGTGGAAGATGGGACTCGAACCCACGGTCTCCAGAGCCACAATCTGGCGCTTTAACCAACTAAGCTACATCCACCATATTGGCGCGCCAAAAGGGACTCGAACCCCTGGCCTC